TCGGTCGTTATCTCGTCCCCGTTTTCGGTGGCGATGTCGTTTTGCGTGTATTCCGCCAATAGAAGATCGCCGTTTTCCGCGGCCAAATCTTCCGCGTCATACGCCGGGTATTGCGCTAACCCCACACCTGTTTCGCAGTCCAGTTGCAAACTATGGTGCGTCGTGCGGAGCAGCGTGTTCTGCCCGGTCGGCAGCGCCCGCCAGGACCGCAACCACCGCTGTATAGCGCCGTTGTCGGCGTACACGTCAAGGTCAAAAGCGTAAATGTTGCCGTTCTCAAAATCGCCGACGACGATTTCGTTGTTGAACGCCATCTGGCAGTTGCTGCGATGGCGCGTGAACGCGCCGTTGGACCAGCCGGCGCGCTCGTGCCAGGCTTGCGTGGCGAGGTCGTAAACCCACGTCGTATTAGCCTGCGGGAAGATCAGCACATAGAACGAATGACCGTCTTGCTGGTAGGTGTAACCGATGGCGTCAGAAATATTGCCGTATTGCTGGATGTGCCATTCAACCGCATGGGTCGAAATGCGCTGCCCGATATAGCCGTTGGCCCGGTACACCATCCCGCGCCCGCGCGCGTCAGCGCCCAGCCAGAACACGGTGTTGTCCATTTTGGCGACCGAATAGGCCGCCGTGCAGCCGAGTTCGTTTGACGCGCCTTGGATGCGCTGAAGGGGGAAATCCGCGGTGCCGGCGTCGTACCAGACTTCGGTGGAGTTGGTGCCGAACAGCCAGATTTCGCGGTTGCTGACCACAAGCGACACAAGCCCGTCAGGCGAGCCTTCGGCGCTGGCGAAGTCCAGCGGGTCAACGGCGGAGCCGTCCAACAGGCTTGTCACCCACACCTTTTGGCTGTTGGGTTCGTTGAAGACAAAGTACCCGTCGATAAATCCGACCGTGACCGCGCCCGGAAAATCCGGGTCCGTGATCTGCGAAAAGGCGTTGGTGCTGGCGTTGTAAATGTAGCTTGGCCCGTTGGCAGCCACAAACAACTGGGTGCCGTTGTCCGACATGGACACCGGTCCCGCTCCGGCTATGGTGCCAAGCGCCGTCGCAGCCCACGCGGGCGTAATTTGGTAAAGGGTGTTGCCCGACACAACATAGCTAAACCCGCCAAACTGCCATAGCCCGCGGATAGACCCGGTGCCTATCGTGGCGAGACGGCGCAAGCCTGGCGCCCGTTGGAGAAACGCTGGCTCCTTGCCGCCTTCCGGTATCAATTCTGGAAAGAGGTTGACCATGCGGCTGTCCGCAGCGTTGACGCTGCGGGCCACATAAGTCGAACCAAGGATAGGCGTTTTCATGTTTTAGGCTACCGTGCAGCCATAGTTAGAAACCACCCACCAATCAGTGTTGAGGAACCGAAGCACACACGCATTGCCGACCGAAGTAAAGGTAATTGTTGTGCCCGCGCCAAGGTTGGTAGGCGTCAAGATGCCGGTGTCGGCGCCTGCGGCTTCGGCGACATACACGATGATCTTAATTTGGCCTTCCACGCCGTCTGCCAACGTCAAAGCGTTGCCTGTGGCGGTCGAAGTAAATTTGGTGATCATCTGCGTAATGTTGACTGCGCCAGCGCCAGACAAGGCTTGCGCGGTGCCAACAGTAGGGCCGCTGAACGTCTGCGTTCCAGTAAACGTCTGCGCCGCGTCTGTGCGCGCGATTGTGGCGTTTGTGGTGGGGAACGTCATGGTTGTGGCGTCGGTCCCCGCCAGCGTAAGGCTGTGGTTGACCGCAAAAGTTTTTCCCGACCCAAGGGTAAAAGTGGCCGGGGAACCGGGTGTGGTAATGGCCACGTTATTAAGGGATGTAGCCAAAGCCGCGCCTAACGTGGGCGACACAAAGGTAGGCGTTGTCAATGTGGGGCTGGTTGCCAAGACCACATTGCCTGTGCCAGTGGCCGCCGTAGCCCCGGTGCCGCCGCGCGCTACACTAAGCGTTCCTGTTGTGCCGGCCACACTCGGAATTCCGGTGGCGTTGGCAAAAAGATTTGTAAACGTAATCTTTTTTGTGATGCTGCTTTGCACCAGCGGGTAAACGTCAGTTCCAGAAGTTGTAGTGGCTTCAGGAAGTTGCGAGATAGCTACGGTGGTCATGGGGTCACCTCAATAGTTGCCGGCGAAGATGTTGAACCTCTGACGGGTGCCGACGATGCTGTAGGGCAGCGCCATGATGTCGTCAGGGTTATTGATGCGCTTCAGATTGCGCTTGGATGTCATGGCGATGCGCTGCACCTGCGGCGAAGGTTCGACGCCAAACTCAGGCGCCATCTCACACGCCAGATTGTAGCGGAAGCATCGCAGATAGCCGGGCGGAAACGCCAGCGTGGTCGCCAGATTGGCCGGTTGCGTCAACGGCTGAACCGATACGATGTGGAACTCCAACACCTTTGTAGGCACCGGGTAGACGTACATCTCGATGTTTGGGTAGGTCATGTTGACCCACAGCACCTGGGGGTATGTGCTGGTCACGGTCTTAACCGCGATTCCGTTGTACTGCTGCTGGTTGATCAGCTTCAGCCCGTAAGAAATGCCCGACGCCGGGTCGCGGAAATAGGTTGCGTCGTCGATCAGCACCGGGCGGTCGCCCACGATGTCACCTGACGGGCCAAAGGTGCGGGAAATTGTGCCGGGCGGCCAAGTCTCAATTTGGTCTTGCGTGGAAAACACGGCCAGCCGTTCCGTGTTCCAACTGTCGATCATCTGGTTGAGCGCGTTAAGAGCGTCTTGAGAAGTCTCGGCAGACGGCGTTTCGCCTTCCGCCAATACGCCTAGAAGCCGAAGCGTTCCGTTGATCAGATCACCCGCCGTTGTCATCGCTGCCGTCCTCTTTGTCTACGCGGGGGCGGCGCCGTCGGACGGCCAGCCCGTTGACAGGTTCCTCGCCGGGCGCAGGCGCCGGCGCGGCAGGGTTATAGCGCATCCACCCAAACTCTTCATCATGTTTTGCTTCAGCGTCCATGGTGGCAACCTTGGTGCCGTGCTGCGGGTGGGACAGGTAAATGACGGCCATAAGCGCCTCAAAGAAAGACAGGCGGTGCAAAGACCGCCCGTCAGGTTAGGAAATCAGCGCGAGAGCCTGAAGACGGCTTTCAAGCTGGGCCACCCGCGCTTGCAGGTTCGCGATAACCGACAAAACGGTGTTGCCTTCATCCTTGGTAGCAAACCCAAACGGCGTGGTGCTGGTCAGGTCTTGGATGGCGTAGTCAGGGGTAACGGGGGCGGTGGACGTGATCGACGTAAGCTGCGCCGTCAGAGCCGCGCCTTTGGCCGTGTAGATCGGGTTCTCAATGGTAGGGCCATTGAGATACGGGTCTTCGTAAGCCACCCCTACTGGTTTGGTATTTGGCATATTCGCCTCCTATAGCGGTTGGCCCCTGCCGAAGCAGGGGCCGGGTTGCTTACGCAATGCGGTAGATCGTGTACGCCGCGTCGCCGGTCTTGCGGAACCGGAACATGCCGGACGTGTTATTGGTCTTGGTCAACGCATCCTGAATGACATCGTTCCCGACAAGCGTGTTGCCCGCGCCGGCGGTAAAGGTCACGTCGTTGGCCGCGTTGTCGCCGATGTTGACGAAAGCGCAGTCAAACGCCGAACCCACCTTCAGGCTGGGGAACGCCGCGTCGATCAGCGCGCCGGTCGGGAACACATAGGTGCCCGCGTCCGTGCCGCCGCTGTCCATCGTGCAAAGCCCCGTGGCCAGATTGGCCGCGGTAATCGTCACAGACGCGCCGGTAAGGGCGGCCGGGGTGTCAGTGTTGAAGAAACTGACTTCGCCGAGGTTGCCATCACCAATCTGATAGCCGCCGGCGCCATTGGAAAGTGCCATGATCGTGTTCTCCTGTCCTTACCCATTAACCCCAGAGCCGCACGGCCATCGGCGGGCGGATCACGCCGTAACCATACAGCACGTCAATGCGGCACGGCAGACGGTCGTTGTTGATGTCGTACTGGCGCACAATACGCATGGAGATGCCGTTGTGAACCTGGCGCGACGCCATATCGACGCCCTGCGGCAGCAGAAGGTCAGCCGTGGCGAAGGAAATGGCGTCCTTGTGGTACACGAGGTTCTGCGGATACTGCGTGGAGGCAGAGCCGAGGAACGTGACCGTGGCGGTAGCTTGCGGGAAGCTGTCCACAGTCGCCAGCGCGTTGACCGAGGTGTAGAGCGCCGGGCTGATCTTGACGGCCGTGTAAGCGCCGGCAACCGCGGTAGCGGCTTCCGTCACCACGAACTGCTGCAAGGAGCCGGTGGACTCACGGGTCTGCGGGTTGACCGCGTACACGTTGGCGATGGTGAACACGTCGCCGGCGGCAATCGTCTGAGTGCCGGTGCCGGTGATGTTGATGGTCGCCTGGCCCTGCGTGGACACGGTGGTCGTAACCGAGTGCGCGCCGGTGCGGCTGCCCGTCGTGTGCTGCTTGATGGACTGAGACATGTTGATCTCGTCAAGCCCAAGGATGCCTTCGCCCATCAGCCCGTTCTTGAACTGGCGAGAGATGGTGGACACCGGGTTGAAGAGGCCCTTCATGCCTTCGACCAAGCCAGCGTTGGCGGCCGGGTTGACGGTCGCGTAGCGCGGGGACATGCCCACCGCGGATTCGTTCAGCTTCTGCATGGACTGAAGCAGCACGAGCGAGGTCGCCGGGGTCGTGCCGGGGGTGCCGACAGACTGGAACATGGACTTGTAGGAGTTCGCCACGTCAGCGTCGATGCTGGACGCAAGCTGCGAAATACGCGGCTTCAGAACGCGCTCGGCGAAGTCGTCCAACTGCATGGTCAGTTCGGCAGACGTGAAGTTCACACCGATGTGCTTCTGGCTGGAAACCGTCAGCGAGGTGAACTGTTCGTTGTCGTCCTGCACTTGCAGCGCGGCGCCATCGGTCACCAGAGCGCGGTCTGGTAGACGGATACGCAGGGTGGAGCCGATCTTCGCGCCTTCGACGGCAAAGCTGTCGTCGTACTGGCGGTTCACGGTGCGGGTGATCACGAGGTTGTTCTCGAGGATTTCGAGAGCCTTCCGGGTGATCATGTCGATGGTAAGAAGTGAATTAGCCACGGTGGCTGATCCTTATACTTAACGGTTGCGGGAAGCCTCCCACTTCTTGATCTGGCGAGCGCGTTCCGCTTCGATCCATTCGGACGTTGACATAGCTTTAACAGACCTAGGGTCTGTCGTGTCGTAGGCCGGGGAGGAAGTCGAGCGCGCGGTCACCGGAGCAATAGGGGCGGGCGCGGTGGAGGTTTTTTTCACCGGCGGATCGGCGGCCAGCTTGGCCTCGATTTTGCCGATTTCCTTGGCCTGCAAGATAGGCGGAAGGTCAGCGATACGCTTAGACTCCTTTGGATTGGACCCTAGCCAATAGATGAGGTCAGGACCAATTTCCGAAGCCTGAATTGTCTGGGCCATAACATCGGTCACAGGAAGGCTTGGGTTGTAAGCGACTTGCTCGAAGTCGTCATACCGCCCGCGGGCGTCTTCCTCTTTCTCGTGGTAGGCTTCCAGCAATTTAGCCTGCTGCTGGGCGGTTTCGCGCTGGCGCACCAACTCCTGGGCTTTCCGCTCGGCCAAAGCCTCCGCGTATTCCGCAGCAGTGGTGAAGTCGTCAGGCGCGGGAGGCGCCGGCGCTGGGGCGCGCTTGGCTTCCAAATCCGCCAGTTTTAGGGATTGCTCTCGCTCCCATTTCCGCTGTTCACGGGCAAGGCGCTTGCCGACAATCGCGTCCAATTCTTCTTGGGTGAAGGTCTTAGGCGCTTCTGTCGTCTGTTCTTCCGGCAATGAAACGTCGGTCACAGGCGCCGCCGTAGCGGCCTGTTCCGGCGCGGGTGCTTCCGCTAAGTCTTGTACTGCTTCAGACATTGGTGTTCCTTACGAACCCTGGTGGACCGCACCAGTACGGTTGTCGGCCAGCGGCGTACCGCCGGCAGAAAAGGGTTATGCCTTCATCTGGGCGGCCATGCTCTGAAAGGCCGCGACCTTAGCGTTGAAGGCCGTTTTCTCAGCGTCCAGCTTGGCAACGTCAGCCGCCAAGGCTTGCTCTTTATCCGTCACCGCGGCTTCGCGGACGCCTACGTTGCGCTCCCGCAAATCTACCG